GAAGAATTCCGCTTGCTGTGCGAATGCTTCCGCGAAAATCCTGAAAGCTTCTGGCAGCGCAACGCTAAGCCAACCATGCCATGGGATCAGGCGACCTTCATTCAGGCTCTTAACGATTACGACCTGACGCCTCAGGCCGACCCCAACACGGCGTCGCAGGGCCAGCGCATCATGAAAATCACCGCCCTGAAGCAGCTTCAGCAGGCGAACCCATCGATGTACGACCCAATCGCCATCGACGTTGCTGCGTTGCAGGCTATCGGCTGGTCCAACCCATCGCAGTTTATGGCACCGCAGGATGCGCAGGCATCGCCGCCGCCTGAACTGTTGCAGGCTCAATCCAAGATGAAGACTGACGAAATCACCGCTAATGCGCGCATGATTGAGGCGCAGGCACGTCAGGCGGAAACGCAAGCCAAAATCCAGTCTGGTGCCTTTGCACCGAAGCAGGATGCGCCAGAAATGGGTCAGGCAGCGCTCAACACCGCGCAAGCGGATTTGATTAATGCTGAAACTAAGCGCAGCGAAATTGGCGTCCGCCATCAAGAGCGCATGGTTGAAGACCAGAACCGCGATTTGGATCGCCAGAGCCGTGAGCGTGTTGCCATGTTGCAGCTTGCCCGCGATCTTGTGATGCACCCTGAGCAAGCTGAGGCTGTTGAGCCGCTGGTTAAGCCGTCAGAGCGCAAGTTCAATGAGGATGAGGGCGAATGAAAGACCCAAAGGCTATCCGCAAAGCAATCATGACCGCACGGAGCATCGCGGCCATGGTTGATCCAAACTTTGCGCGTGTGCCTTTGCCCCAAATTGGGGAGCCTGATTACGAAGAAATGAGGCCACCCCTACAGTTTTCTATGGGTGGCAGGCTTCCTGCTCAAAGGTCTAACAATCCATTTGAGCAATTCCAGCCACAAGATCCCTTCTCTTTCGATTTGCCTGACCACACATATGCTGCCGGTGGTGAGGTTTACGGCGACAACAGCAAGATAAAGGTTGTCGGGAATTACGAAGGTGAACATCGCCTTGTTCCAATCAGCCCCAAAAATACTAATTATCAGCACGTCATGGAATATGTGCCGATTGATTGGCTTATGGAGCATCGCGGCAATGAGTATCGCCACTCCCCTGAGCGCATGGAGCAGCTTCGCAACGAAATTCAGGAAGAGGGGTTGCGCGAACCGGTACTGATTAGCACGGGCAAGAATTCCCGCACCTCAATTGTTGGCGAAGGAAACCACCGTGTTCTTGCTGCCAAGCAGCTTGGCTACACCCATATCCCAGTAAGGGCCATGGTGGGCAGTTCAGCCGGTAGCGACAGGTTCCCGGAAGGCGCGCACGACGAAGATATTATTCCAGAGCCAAACCGGTATTTCCCATCTGACGCCAAGCCATCTCGCGTCATGCGCAGCTTGGGGTATGAAGGTCAGCCAGAACTTCCTGAGGATTGGTGGGAAAAAGGCTATGCTTCCGGTGGTGAAGTCGATCAAGCCACCGATTATTCAGCGCCAGACGATATGGGCCTATACAGCCATGCCGCCGCAACGGCTGCCAACTTCCCGCAGGCGAAGGCGTCGCCCGAAGAGTTCCGCAGCATTTTGGCCAATCGTGGTGTCAAGCAAAGCGAATTTGAGGCATCTGGGTATGATAAAGCTTTTGCCGACCAACCGCAGGTTACCCGTGAGCAGGTTGCCGCGCACTTCCACGAAAATCGAACGCCAATCGAAGAAAAGGGTTTCTACACCGATAACCCGAATCACGAAAGCATAGCTGCGCTTGAAAGCGAGTATGATAAAAAGTTTCATGATTTGTATATGCGCAAGCTGGCCTATCGCGAGAAAAACCCCGACGCAAACCTTTATGATTGGGGTGCCGAAGAGAACGACGCACTGCAAGCCGAATTAAAGCAAAAGCGCAATGCCCTTAGGCAAGCTGGGGAAAATGTTGATAGCGCCGGAACCCCGCATCATGAATATTACATGCTCCCCGGTGGTGAAAATTACCGCGAAATTTTGCTAAAGCATGGCGGCGATGATGTTAAATTTGAAGGTGACCCAAACCATCTTGGCGGTGAACCAAACGTCCTGACGCACCTTTTGATGAAGGACCGAAAGGACACTGACGGCAATCGCCTTTTGCATCTTGATGAATTGCAAAGCGACTGGGCGCAAACAGGCCGGAAAGAAGGGTTTGCCGGTCCTATTGATGAAGACCGGTATCAGAACCTTGCTTGGAATTTAGATAATTCGCCTGAGGATGAGGCTGAATTTCAGGAAATGAGAAGGAAAATAAGGGGCATCAGCACCGCCCCTTATGTCACAAAGACTGATGACTGGGTCGATTTGGGCCTGAAGCGCGCCATGATGGAAGCCGCCAAAGGCGGTCACGATAAGCTTGCATGGTCGCCGGGCGATGTTGTTGCTGACCGGTATAACCTCAGCAAGCACATCAATAACATCCATCATGAAAAGAATGATGACGGCACATACAACGTCATGGCGTATAACCATGATGGCGCACGAGTTTATGACCAAGAAGATCTTCGCGAAAAAGACGTGGTCGACGCCTTGGGCAAAGAAGTTGCTGGAAAAATATTTTCCGGCGAAGGCGTTGGGTATGAAGAGGCGCAGGCAAGGCGCAAAAATGCAGAAGACGCGCACATAAATTTTAAAAAGCAGTTGCTTGAATTAGAACTGCAAAACCGCATGGATGGAGCCCGCGAAAAAAACCCAGACGCCCAATGGGACGAAGACCAAATCCAGATGGCTAGGGATGTTTTGGAAAATGAGATTCAAAGGGAGCCTCATATTTACGCCAAAAAGCATGGTGTCGAAGATGAGCATGAGGCTTTGTCTAAAGAGTTAAAAGATGCGTATTCCGCCACAAGAAATTCACCTCATTCCCCGTACCGCGATTGGCGCACGTTAAGCGGCGTTGACCTTACGGTTGGCGGCGATGGCATGAAAAAGTTTTACAACGAGATGGTGCCAAAGCGCCTGATAAAACTTGCCAAGCAGCATGATCCTGATGCTAAGTTTTCCGTATCAACCATTAGGCATCCCAAAGAATATTATGAGCCTGAGGTGGGGGAAAATGACAGCGATTATATCCCTGAGGTTGAAACCGACCTTCCAACGCTCGAAATCACGCCTAAAATGCGTGAAAGTATCCTGAAAAAGGGCTTTGCTGCCTATGCCGACGGCGGTGAGGTTGAGGGCTATGCTGATGGTGGCGATGTCGATCCGGAGCGTATCCGTGAGTACATGAAGCGCATTCAAAGCCCGCTAAGCGACAATCCTGAATCTGTTAAAAGGGCCTTGCAGATCGCGCAGTCGTATCGCGGTAAAACCGGCATGGAAACCGGTACAGGTAGCTTTTACAACATTAAGCAATCCATGCCTGTCAGCGATGTTAAATCGACCATTGGCGATATACCGGGAATTTCTTTGAAAAAAGAAAACCCGCTATCATGGGAAAAGTTCCACGACATCGCAAAAGGTGGTTCGTTGATCAACATGGGCGGCGACCTGTCAAACTTTGGGCGTCTAACACACATAAACGACCAAGAACTTGCTTGGCCGGTGGATTTGCATGCTGGCGCTAAGTATATGCGCGAACCCAATCCGGGTCAGGTGTGGCGCAACAACAAGAGCCACGCCACAGGCTTTATGAACAAGATTAAGGCAGAAGAGGCCGCTGGACGGGATGTTTATGGCATCCTTTCGCCAATGGGGCCAACCGCCGTAAACTCATCGCACAACATGTTTGACGCCCTGATGGCTCAAATTCCAACAGCAAAAATTAAAAAAGCAGACCTTGAAGAGTTTGACCAAGCGCTTTTGAACGGTGAGCATCTTCCTGCTGACGTGCGCAAAGATCCTGCCAAACTCGCAAGGGCAATGGAGGCACTGGATAAGTGGCCCGGAATTGCCAACGCCAAAGCGGCAAGCGAGTACGCAAGGCCTACGGCGGGCAAGCTTAATGGTGGCCACCGCAGCCTGATTGTTGACTTCATGGACAAATCAAGGTGGCGGGACAAGGGTTTCCCGGAAGTCGGCGTCACCCGCGCTGCCATTACTGACCCAGCGCTAAAAGGCATTTCTGGCAACCTTTTGGGCCATCGCGTTGTTAAGCTATCCTCTAAGCCCAGCGATGAGCCAGAGTTGTTTGAACACTCAACATACGAAAAACCATCGTTTGGCGAGTATGTTGGCGACGTTCCGCTTGCTCAGCGGCACTATGTGATGCCTGATGTAATCGAGAAGATGATTGCAAATCCAACCCAAAAGGGACAGGTTGTCCATCCATATTCCGAAGACGCCATGGGTCGCAGCACCGCAAGAAAGCTTTTTGAAGAGCAGAAGCAGGTGCAGCCGATCAACCAGCGCATGCTTGATAGCGTCATGATGGATGAGGAAAATAGGCAAAAGTATGGCCTTAAAAAAGGCGGAGCCGTTCGCGGTGCCTTGATGATTGCCAAAGGTTTGAAAAAAAGGTAACGTGCTTGCAGCCACAATTTTGTGGAAGCTTTTATTCGCCGGTAATTCGGTAAGACAGGAGACTGTAATGTCAGAGATGTCCCGCAACGCTCGTCGCGCAATGCGCGCTAAAATTCATCGTTTAACCTCAGCGAAGTCGGGCAAGGTTGACGCCTCCTCCTACGGTCCTGAAGAAGTCCTGAATTCCGAAGTTAAGACCGGCATGCGCCCAATTTCACGCCGCGCTTACAAGAAGGGCGGCAAGGTTGTCGCCGTTTCCGGCGCTGACGCCAAGAAGCATGCAGGCAAGAAGCCGCGCTCAGGCAGCAAGCACCTCACTGTCGATGCTCTTGTCAATCGCAACTACAAGGACGCCAACGAAGCCCGTGAAGGTAAAAAGCACGTTGGTGCCCTGAAAACGGGCGGTCGGGCCGTAAAGAAATCTCATGGCGGGTCGATGGAGGAGGGCATTTCTACGCGCCCCACAACTGATTCCGGTCGCCGCATGACCAACGAAGAACTTGGGATGGTGCCCGGCGGTGGCTACACAGCCCCTGCGCCTAAGCCAAAGAAAGCCCCGCCAGCGCCAGTCAAGCGCTCAGGCCCTTCGGCAAAGACCGTATCAGAAACGGCGGCGTACATGCGCAACGTGCGTAAATCTGGCGGTCGCGCTTGGGAAGGCTCTGCCAAGGACGAAGCGCAGGACAAGAAGCTTGCTAAAAAATACGGCATGTCGATGTCGGATTGGGAAAAGTCCAAGATGGACAAGAAGCACGACACCCAGCATTCGGCAAAGGGCCTGAATAAGGGCGGTCGCACCGGCAAAAGCCTTGGCGGCGTCCTCAAGGATGTTGGCAAATATGCCGCACTTGGCGTCGCTGGCAACGAAATCGTGAAAAATCCGTCCCTGCTCATGGGTGGTCTTGGCGCATTGGCATACAAAGCTTTTGGCAAGAAAAAAGATGGCGCGCCAGCAGCAGGTCCAGCAGTCGCAGGCAAGAAGCGCGGCGGCAAACTAACGTCGCTTGATGGTGAAATGCAGACGCAGGAAAAGGTTGGCGGTCGCATTGCTAAGCGCGATGGTGGCAGCCTTGCTGGCCTTGAAATGAACAGCGGTGGTCGCGCTAAGAAGAAAAAGAGCGGCACCAATATCAACATCGTGATTGCAACTGGCAAGAGCCAGCCGCAGATGGACCCTGATGCACAGCAGGCACCGGCACCTCAGGGTGTGCCAGTGCAGATGCCGCCTCCACCACAGCCACAAGCTGGCGCGCCAATGCCTATGCCAATGCCTGCGCCAATGCCGCCAGTAGGTGGTCCGGGCGCTGGTCCGCAGCCAATGCCGCGCAAGCGTGGTGGTCGCACTTATCGTTCGTACAAGGACATGGATGCAGGCGCTGGTAGCGGTCTGGGTCGTTTGGAAAAGACGGAGATCCAAAAGCACAAGAAGTAATTGAGTTTGGGCGGCGTTGGTTGGAAGAGCGTCGCCCAATATTTTATTTTATTTTATAGGACCTATCGATGAACTTTAATAATCTATTTGAATTCGAGTTGCTGAAACTCGTTGAGGCGCGCATCGCCACCCTTTCAGAAAACATCACAAACGCACATGCAGTCGTTGATTATTCCGACTACAAATACCAAGTTGGTAGGATCGCAGGCCTTCGCGAGTTCGAAGACCTGCGTGAAGAGGTCAATAAAATTATTTCTGAACGATAACTATGGAGAAAAATTAGATGCCACATATGAATATGACCCATGAAGAAGACCCAAAGGAGGTAATCCTTCAGGCGCTGGGCGACATTGAAGAGTACAAGGTGTTCCACAACGAAGTGGTGGTCGCCGTTTACCTGCGTCCAGAAAAGACCAAGAGCGGCATTTACCTGCCGGATCAGCACCGTGACGAAGACCGTCACCAAAGTAAGGTCGGCCTTGTCGTTAAAATGGGCTCCGAAGCTTTTGACGATCCCAACGGCAATTGGTTCCGCGACATGGATGTAAAGCTGCATGATTGGGTTGTTTACCGTCCGTCAGATGGTTGGACCATCACCGTAAACAACGTGCTTTGCCGTGCGTTGAAAGACACAAACATCCGGGGCAGCGTCCCACATCCCGATATGATCTGGTAAGGAGGCGAAAATGAATATTGAAGATAACACAGAAGACCAATTCGAAATCGATTTGGGCGAAGATCCAAAGCCAGAAGAAGACATTGTTGTCGAAAAGTCAGAGGAAAAAGTCCCTGACGCTGACCCGGTGGATAATACCCTTGAAACCCTGAAAAGTCAGTTGGAAGAGGAGCGCAAGGCACGTTTGGAAGCCCAGCGCCGCGCAAGCGAAGCTGAGTATTCGGCGTATGAGGCGAAGGGTGAGGTGCAGGACACAAGCTTGCATCTGGTGTCAAATGCCATCGACACAGTCATCCAGAACAATAATATCCTCAAAGCAAATTACCGCGACGCCATGGCTATGGGTGATTTTGACACTGCGGCTGATATTCAGTCGGAAATGTCTTCCAACGCGGCCAAGCTTCTTCAGCTTGAGCAGGGCAAACAGGCGCTGGAAAATCAACCACGGCAACCAGCCCCAACGCCATATGTGGCTGACCCAGTTGAAGCGCTGGCGTCGCAGCTTTCGCCGCGTTCTGCTGATTGGGTTCGTCGGAATCCGCAATACGCAACTGATCCGCGCCTGTACCAAAAAATGCTGGCAGCGCACAATCTGGCCATGGCGGATGATATTCCTGCGGATTCAGACGATTATTTTGCGGCAATTGAAGACACGCTCCGCATCCGCCGTCAGGATAATAGCGGTGATTATGACGCCATGGCTGACGCTGCAAAGCCGACGCAGCGTCGTTCAGCGCCGCCAGCAGCACCTGTTTCGCGCAGTGGTGGAGGCGGTGGAAGCAAGCCAAACCGCGTCACCCTGACCGCAGCAGAGCGCGAAATGGCAAGCATGATGGGCATGACGCCTGAAGAATATGGACGCAACAAGCTTACCCTTCAGAAAGAAGGCAAACTTAATTAAATTCGAGGAGTATTATTATGGAAACTATTGCACCAAAAAAACGCGGACGCCCACCAAAGGTCAAGGAAGCGCTCGATCAGGCAGCCCAAAGCGCCGCAGAAGCAGTGAATACGCATGTCTTGGAACAGGCGTTTGAGCCTCTTGCTGTTGCGCCTGCCGCGACGCATGCGGAAGCCGCACCCACAATTCGTGCGGATATTCGGGCTCCAATGCGCGAAGAAGACCCCCGCACCCGCGCTGCGCGTCGTGCCGCAGAACTCCGGGATCACCTTGGAGATATGGATGAAGGCACTGATGACTTCTTCATCGATAAAAATGATATTCCGCCGGGTTGGGAATATGAATGGAAGCGCAAGCTTTTGTTGGGTGCCGAAGATCCTGCGTATCAGGTGGCTTTGGCCCGCGCTGGTTGGGAGCCCGTCCCAACGGCGCGTCACCCATCCTACATGCCAAATAATGGTGATCACCCCATTATTGAGCGTAAGGGCATGGTCCTAATGGAGCGTCCGTCGGAAATTTCTGACGAAGCCCGCGCCATCGAGTTGCGTAAGGCGCGTAATCAGGTCCGGCAGAAGGAGGCCCAGCTAAATTCCGCAGAAGGCGGTCAGTTTGAGCGGGCAAATAAGGACCAGTCACTGGTCAATATCCGGAAATCATACGATTCAATTCCAATTCCTTCGTAAAAAAATTGGTAAATTGGGCGGCTATATGCCGCCCTTTTATTGCATTGTTGACAAAGACAAAAAAATAAACGATTTATCGTGCCGCTTCCCCCGGTGCGGAGGCTCAAAAACCCCCAGTCTTAGTCGCCCCGGTGCGCGATGATGGCTTCCCTAAAGGAGATCCGTCATGGCAAATACTTTTGCGCCTTTCGGTTTTAGCCAGTTAAGTGGAACTGGTTCTGCTCCGACTTACGAGCAGGTTGTGGGCTTCTGCGCCTATAACACCGCTGCTATGTATTTCGGTGACCCTGTATTCCAGAACGCGAATGGTTCGATTTATCCTACCACTCCCGGCACTGGCATTCTTGCTGGCGTTTTCGTCGGCTGTAAGTATCTTTCAGTTTCGCAGAAGCGTACCGTTTGGTCGAACTTCTGGGGCGCTGCTGACGTTGCTTCGACAAACACTGTTGAAGTTTATTACGTCAACGATCCGAATGCGAAATTCTTGGCTCAGGTTGGTGGTTCGTCCTCAACTGGCCTCGCTGTCACCGACATCGGTGCCAACGTGCAGTTCGCTTACGGCACACCTAACACGATGAGCGGCATTTCTGGCGCATACATCGACATCACCGTCACCCCAACCACGACAGCAACGCTGCCGTTCCGGGTTGTCGGCCTCGACACAGCACCTCCGGGTTCGAATGGCACTGAAGCTGGCGCATACAATTATGCAATTGTTGCGTTCAACAACGTGGCCACAAAAACCCTAACCGGCATTTAAGGGAGTAAGGTACCATGGCTGTTAATTTATCAGCAATTAAAGACCTTCTGCTCCCCGGCTTGCGGGGTGTAGAAGGCAAGTACGAGATGATCCCATCTCAGTACGACAAAATCTTCACAAAGCATGATTCGAAGCTTGCGCTCGAACGTACCGCTGAAATGCGTTACCTCGGCCTTGCTCAGTTGAAGACTGAGGGCGGTCAAACGTCTTTCGATAACGGCGCTGGTGAGCGTTATGTATACAACCAAGAGCATAACGAAATTGCTCTCGGCTATGCAATTACGCGCAAAGCCATCGACGATAACCTGTACAAAACCCAGTTCCAACCATCGAACCTCGGCCTGATTGAGTCATTCCAACAGACCAAGGAAATCTACGGCGCGAACATCTTGAACACGGCAACAACCTACAACGCCAACATTGGCGGTGACGGCGTAGCGCTTTGCTCGACTGCTCACCCCATTGACGGTGGTACGGTTGCCAACACGCCGACCACTCAGGTCGATCTTAACGAAGCTACGTTGCTGAATGCGATGATTTCGATCCGCACGAACTTCAAAGATCAAGCTGGCCTGAAGGTCTTCGCCCGTGGCCGTAAGCTTATCGTTCCGCCACAGCTTGAGCCTGTCGCTATCCGCCTCACCAAGACGGAACTCCGTCCGGGTACAGCAGACAACGACGTCAACGCCATCCTCAGCACCAGCGGTGGGTTGCCAGAAGGCTACATGGTCAACGACTTCTTGACGTCGGCCTATGCTTGGTTCCTTCTGACCAACATCGACGGTCTGTCGTACATGGAGCGCGTCAAGTTCGAAACCGACATGCAAGTCGATTTCGTAACCGACAACCTCTTGGTCAAAGGTTATGAGCGTTATAGCTTCGGCTATTACAACTGGCGTTCGATCTTCGGTTCGTTCCCAACGTCTTAATTAATCGGCACCCCCTCTCTTAACGGGGAGGGGGTAACCTTAAAGGAGGTACTAATGAGTGCTACTACTTTTACTGGACCGATTAAGGCAGGCAACGTCCTTAACAGCGATGGCACCGGCACTCTTGCTGGTGCTGGCGGCGATAGCGGTGTAGCCAATGTTGGCTACGCAGTTATGGCTCAGTCACAGGCAATCACGCAGGCGACCAATGGCTCTTCTGCTGGTGTCTTCACAACTGACATTGTGATCCCTGCTAACAGTCAAATCCTCAGCATCACGCTGACGGTTTCGACCGCTTGGACAGGTACTGCATCAACGCTTGGCATTGGCACCACGGCTTCGGCTACGGCGCTGACTGCTGCTGGCGCTGTTGCAGGTGGCACAAAGGGCCTCGTCAGCGCCAATCCCGGCACTGTCGATGCAGCCATCGCGAACTGGACGGATGTTGGTGCAACTGACATTCAGGTCTTGGTTACGTCCACAAACACGGGTAGCGGCGTCGGTGTTTTGACCGTCACTTATATCCAGTCCAATAACCTCACGGCATAAGGAGACTCGATATGAAGGGTCGTAAATCACGCGCTTCGGGTGGTGTAAATGAAATGGCGCAGGACTCTGCCCAAAAGAACTTGCGCTACACCTATCAAAGCAATGTCAATGAAGAAGCCGAAAAGCGCAAGCGTGGCGGCAAAACTGTTGGCGAAGTTAAGGGCATGGATGCCATGCACCATGCTGGCCGCAAGGCTCGTAAGTCCGGTGGGGCTTGCGACAATGGCAGTCCGTTTTCGTCCGCTCGTCACGGCACCCCCGCAAAGGGTCGCAATGTCAGCGGTTCGCTAACCTGATCGCTAAGAACTTGTTGAAATAGGGCGGGGGCTTAGCGGCCCCCGTTTTACTATGGAGAGCAGCATGTCTGACGCTTGGCAACGCAAAGAGGGCCAGTCTAAGTCTGGCGGATTAAACGAAAAGGGGCGCGCATCCCTGCGCGCAGAGGGACGCGACATCAAGCGCCCGGTCACCGCTGAAGAAGCAAGTCGCAGCCCTGCGGCAGCAGATAGGCGCGATAACTTCCGTTCCCGGATGTGCGGAATGAAAGAAAAGCTTACATCGGCTAAAACAGCACACGATCCCAACAGCCGAATTAATTTGGCGCTTAAAAGATGGGACGTTAAGTGCTAGTATGCGTTATTGATTGAGGAGTAACTTTCCATGTATCCCATTACCCGTTCTACATCTGATGCCAGCGGCGGCGCTGTAGCGACCACTCCCGTAGCGCTCGATCCATTCATGTCTCAGTTTCAGGCGACGATTGTCTGCACTGTCACCGGCACAGCAAACTACACCGTTCAGTATACGCTGGATCAAATCCAAGCTGACGGATACAGCCCCGCCAGCGGAAATTGGGTCACCGTCACTGGCCTTGGCGCTCAAACAGCCACTCAGGCGGCTGCTTTAAATCAGCCAGTCATGGGTATCCGCATGGTGCAAAACAGTGGCTCTGGCTCTGTTTCCATGACAGTATTGCAGACTGGCGCTGGCAACTAAGGGGCATCGGCATGACCGTAAGCGGCACTTTTAATTACAATCCGTCGCTTGGCGAACTGACGCTCTACGCCTTCAACCTGTGCGGAATCCGCAACACCGCGCTGCTTCAGGAGCATATGGAGTCGGCGCGTATGGCGTCGAACCTGTTGCTTGGCCGCTGGTCTTCTGAGGGCGTTAACCTGTGGACGGTTACGCGCCAAACAATTCCCCTTGTCGCTGGCCAATCAACATACAGCGTACCCGGCAACAACATCGTCATGTTGGATACCTATATCGTCACAAGCGGAGAGGTGTTTACGGGGTCGATTAGCGGCACAACCCTGACAGTAACCTCCGGGACACCGTCAATCGGCATGTCAATTTCTGGCAACAACATCATTACCGGAACCATGATTACCGCTGGCTCAGGTAGCAGTTGGACTGTCAGCATATCCCAGACAGTGGCCTCAGGGCAAATTACAGGTGAAACAGGGCAGTCAATCGACCGCTTGATTTTGCCAATCAGCCGCACAGAATACGCCTCTTACCCCAATAAAGAGCAGCAGGGCTTTCCAACAACATATTGGCAAGATCGTTTGATTAGCGGGAATGTGACGCTGTGGCCCGTCCCGGATGGCAGTCAGACAGCTTTGAGTTTCTACCAAGTGTGCCAGATTGACGATTCCGATTTCGCCAATGGGCAGACGGTTAATGTGCCTTACTATTTCCTTGAGGCCTTTGCCTATGGCTTGGCGCAGCGTCTGGCCATGATATGGGCTCCGGATCGCGTCCAAATGATCAAGCCATTGGCCGACGAATCTTATCAAATTGCTGCAATGCAGAATGTGGAAACAGCCCAGCAGTACATTTCCCCAATGATCTCTGGCTATTTTAGGTAGAATAAATGGCATACGCCTCACAGTCAGGTCGGGCCAGAACAAGTTCATCCAGCCCCAAAGCGCATGCGATCTGCGACCGCTGCGGGTTTCGCTACAACCATACTGATCTTCAGTGGCAGTATGACTGGCGCGGTGCCGCCTTGCAGAACGTCCGCATTCTTGTTTGCAATAGCTGCTTGGATGTGCCGCAGGAGCAGTTGAGGGCTATTGTGGTGCCCGCCGACCCCGTTCCTATCATGCAGCCGCGTGTGCAAGATTTTAAGCAAGCTGAGACTGATTATCAGACAGTGACGGCAGCGCCAACTATCGACCCCACCACAGGCATTCCAATTCCTGTCAATGTGACGCTCACCACCGAAGATGGCGATAATTTGCTAACGCAGCAGGTTGGTCCGCCAACCGGGCTGACCCAAGGTGCTGTGATGCCGCTGGTTGGTAAGGAGCATTTCTCCGTCAAGCTTAATCCTTTGTCGATTTCCGCTGTTGGAACAGACCAAATTACGGTCACATTCTCATCGGCTCACGGCCTTGTAACGGACGCTCAAATCTCTGTTGAAGGGCTTTCAGATCCTCAGGCATGTGGATTTTACAGCATCACAGTCACAACAGCTACGGCATTTACCTATCAAACAAATAAGGTTATATCTGCCGGATCACTGCTTACCGGCACGACAAACATGGTCACGGCTCTGGTTGGTTTGCCATACGGCTTCAACCAGATACCGCAGACGGGGATTTAACAATGGCCAATACAACAATTCCTCAGCTTCCACTTGCCACCTCATTAAGCGGCACAGAGCAGTTGGAAATTGTTCAGGCTGGCGTTTCGCGTCGCACGACAACCGCTGATGTTGCGGGATTGCAGGCTGGCCCAACAGGACCAACTGGCGGTCAAGGCGGAACTGGTCCGACAGGTGCCACAGGGGCGACCG